CACCATGAGATCATGGCTGAGGCGTTTGAGCGGGTGCTGTTTGGTGACAGCAGGCGGCTGATTATTAACATGCCGCCGCGCCATACTAAGTCGGAGTTTGCCTCTTACTTGCTGCCTGCGTGGTTCATGGGGAACTTTCCGGACAAGAAGATCATCCAGGCCACCCACACGGCGGAACTGGCGGTGAACTTCGGTCGGAAGGTCAGGAACCTAATTGATACCGACGAGTTCCAGCGGGTGTTCCCTGGAGTGAAGCTCCAGTCGGACTCGAAGGCTTCGGGCAGATGGGGCACGGAGAAGGGTGGCGAGTACTTCGCCGTTGGTGTCGGCGGGGCCATCGCCGGTAAGGGCGCGGACCTGTTCATCATTGACGACCCGCACACGGAGCAGGAGGCCATTCTGGCCGCCCATGATCCGGCCATCTACGACAAGGCCTTTGACTGGTACACGTCAGGTCCGAGACAGCGTCTTCAGCCGGACGCCCGGATTGTGATTGTCATGACCCGCTGGGGTAAGCGGGATCTGACGGGCCGTCTAATCCAGACATCGATGGAGCGGAGAGAGGGGGACAGTGAGTGGGAGGTCATTGAGCTTCCCGCCATTCTGCCCTCTGGGAAGTCTCTGTGGCCTGAGTTCTGGAAGATTGAGGCGCTGGAAGCGCTGCGGGCCGAACTCCCGGCACACAAGTGGAACGCCCAGTACCAGCAGCAGCCGACCAATGCTGAGGGGGCCATTCTCAAGCGGGAGTGGTGGAGGCGCTGGCAGAGCAACCGACCGCCTGAGTGCGAGTACATCATCGTGTCTGCCGACACGGCCTTCACCAAGAACAACCGCTCGGACTACACTGCCTTCACGGTCTGGGGTGTGTTTGAGCAGCCGGGCGAATCTGGAGCGATGGGGCAGAACCTAATCCTGCTGGACGCCTTCAAGGAGCGCATGGAGTTCCCGGAACTCAAGCAGCGGGCTCTGGAGGTCTACAAGGAGTGGCAGCCAGACACCCTCATGATCGAGGGCAAGGCGTCTGGTTTGCCCCTGATCCACGAGCTTAGACAGCTTGGGATCCCGGTCTCTGAGTTCACCCCGACCAGGGCGTCTGGGGACAAGATCATGCGGGCAAATAGTGTTAGCGATATATTTGCCTCTGGTATAGTCTGGGCGCCCGAGACGCGGTGGGCCGACGAGGTTATCGAGGAATGTGCTTCCTTTCCAAACGGAGCCCACGATGACTATGTTGACGCCGTGATTATGGCTCTCATGCGTTACCGGCAGGGTGGGTTCATCCGCCTGCCTTCGGACTATGATGATGAGCCGGATCTGCCGCGTCGGGCAGAGTATTACTGAGGGGACTGGCTGTGGCTATCGACAAGGCGATGAACCCGCTGGGCAATCCCTCTGAGGAAGAGGTCGAGATTGAGATCGTAAATCCGGACGCTGTCTCGATTGAGACGGAAGACGGTGGGGCGATCATCATCCTTGGTCCTGAGTTGTCTCAGGATCTGATGCCGGGGTTCCATGCCAACCTTGCTGAGCATATGGACGAGAGCGAGCTTGGGGCTCTTGGCCGCGAACTGCTGGATGATTTTGAGTCTGACAGCCGCTCCCGCGAAGATTGGGAACAGACCTACAAGAAGGGCCTCGACCTCCTTGGGCTAAAGATTGAGGATCGTTCCAGCCCCTGGCCTGGGGCGTGTGGCGTATTCCACCCGATCCTGTCTGAAGCTGCCGTGCGTTTTCAGTCTCAGGCTATCATGGAGACCTTCCCTGCGGGCGGTCCTGTAAAGACCAAGATTGTTGGTCGGGTCACGCCGGAGCGCGAGCGGCAGGCTCAGCGGGTCAAAGAAGACCTGAACTACATCCTGACCGAGAAGATGTCCGAGTACCGGAGCGAGCATGAGCGGATGCTGTTCGCTCTCCCGCTTGCTGGGGCAGCATTCAAGAAGGTGTACTTTGACCCGACCCTGGGTCGTCCGGCCTCGATCTATATCCCGGCTGAGGACTTTGTTGCCCCTTACGGGGCATCCGATCTTCAGACCGCCAACCGCTACACGCACATCATGCGGAAGCATCCGAATGAGATTCGGAAGCTCCAGGTGATGGGTTTCTACCGGGATGTGGATCTGTCTGAGCCCGTTCCCGAAAGGAACGAGATCCAGCGTATTAAAGACAAGCTGTCTGGTGAAGAGCAGATCGACACCGACGACCGGCACATGCTGTTGGAGATGCACGTCGATCTGGACCTGCCGGGCTATGAGGATGTGGGCAAGGATGGCGAGCCGACTGGCATTGCCCTTCCCTACGTCGTGACGGTCGAGCGTTCGACGGGCGTGATCCTGTCGATCTACCGGAACTGGAAGCAGGACGACCCGCTGAAGCTAAAGCGTCAGCACTTTGTTCACTATGGATATATTCCGGGCTTTGGCTTCTACCCGTTTGGTCTGATCCACCTTGTTGGTGGTATCGCCAAGTCGGCCACGGCCATCCTGCGTCAGCTTGTGGATGCGGGCACACTGGCAAACCTGCCTGCCGGTCTGAAGGCCAGGGGTCTTCGGATTAAGGGCGACAGCACGCCTCTGATGCCGGGCGAGTTCCGGGACGTGGATGTCCCGTCTGGGGCGATTAAGGACAGCATTACCTTCCTGCCCTACAAGGAACCGTCTCAGGTTCTTGCTGCCCTCTTGGGTAATCTCGTGGAGGAGGGGCGCCGCTTCGCGTCGATTGCGGACCTTCAGATTGGCGATGCCAATCAGACGGCTCCGGTTGGTACGACCCTGGCCCTGATGGAACGGGCCATGAAGGTGATGAGCGCCGTGCAGGCGCGCCTTCATGCGTCGATGAAGCAGGAACTGGACCTCCTGGTGGAGATCATCCAGGAAAACATGAAGGGCGACTACGACTACGAGACGGATCTTGGGGCTACCCGCACGGCTGACTACGATGGGCGGATTGACGTAATCCCCGTCACGGACCCGAACGCCGCGTCTCTGTCTCAGCGTGTCGTTCAGTATCAGGCTGCGCTTCAGTTGGCTGCCCAGGCTCCGCAGATGTATGACCTGCCGGAGCTTCACCGTCAGATGCTGACGGTTCTGGGTATTCAGGATCCGGGCAAGATCATCCCCAATACGGATGAGAAGAAGCCGATGGATCCTGTTTCCGAGAACATGGCGATCCTGTCTGGTAAGCCCGTGAAGGCGTTCCTGTACCAAGACCATGAGGCCCACATTAAGGTCCACATGGCCGCGATGCAGGATCCCAAAATCCTTCAGTTGGTGGGGCAGTCACCGCAAGCCAGCACGATCCAGGCTGCGGCTATGGCTCACATCGCGGAGCATATTGGCTTCCAGTATCGCCGCGAGATCGAGAACCAGCTTGGTGTGGAACTGCCCCCGCCGGATGCGCCGCTGCCGGAAGATGTAGAGGTGGCTCTGTCCAAGTTGATTGCAGACGCCGCTGGCAAGCTGCTCCAGAAGGATCAGGCTGAGGTCCAGCAGCAGGAAATCCAGCAGAAGATGCAGGATCCTGTGGTGATGGCTCAGATGCAGGACGCCCAGAACAAGGCGGCTGAGATCCAGCGTAAGGCAGCCAAGGATCAGGCTGATCAGATGGCGCGTCAGCAGCAGCAGCAGATTGAGATTGAGCGCATCAAGTCTCAGGAGCGGATTGCGGGGATGAACGCGGGCATCCGCGCTGCGGCCCAGCAGCAGGAGATGGAGCAGGATCGAGATATGGATCTTGCTAGGCTCAAGCTCGACGCGATCCGCACGGGCGCCGATCTGGCTAGGGGCAAGTGATGGTCTCTGACGAGAGCGTCCTGGAGTATCTTCGCAAGAAGATCCGGGAGATCATGAACGAACACGCTGACTTCGTGGCTACCGGCGCGGCTCAGGACTGGGCAGAATACCGCCAGCACGTCGGCGTGATTGAGGGATTGGCAAAAGCCGAACGAGAACTGCTCGACCTAGAGGAACGCCTCAGTCGGCAGGAGTAACCACCCATCCTGGGTGCAGGGTATCGCACGACCCCAACAGTGCGCGCAAAGGACTACTATGCTAAACGTCGATATCAAGATGCCAGAAGGGGATGTCAGGGGCGCCAAGCAGCTTCCTGAGCCTTCCGGCTATAGGCTCCTGATTGCTCTCCCAGAGCTTGAGGAAAAGACGGACTCGGGCATCTACTTGCCTGAACAGGTGCGCGAGAAGGAATCTCTTGCAACTGTAGTTGGCTTCGTCCTAAAGATGGGATCGCTTGCCTATAAGGATCCCAACAAGTTCCCGGACGGGGCTTGGTGTAAGGAGGGAGACTGGGTTTTGTTCCGTGCGTACAGCGGCACCCGAATCAAGATTCACGGTCGTGAGTTCCGTATCATCAACGATGACACGGTCGAGGGTGTGGTTGAGGATCCCCGAGGGATTGCACGGGCATGAGCGCGACCCAGAAAGCCGAGGAGGCTGACGACTTCGAGATTGAGGTCGTTGACGACACGCCTGACGAAGATCGTGGTCGTCCGCTGGCCCCTGAGGTCACGGAGAACGACGACGACATTAAGGTCAGTGACGACGAAATCTCCAACTACCGCGAAGAGTGGAAAAAGCGTCTAAAGGAGCTTTCCTTTAAGACCCACGCTGAGCGGCGGGCGAAGGAGTATGCCGCCAAGGAGCGCGACGAGGCCATCAAGCTGGCTGAGCGCTTGGCGGAAGAGAATAAAAAATACCGTGAGCTTGCGGGCAGCACCGAAAAGTTTGCTGCCGATCAAGCCAAGGCGCGTGCCGAAGGCGACATTGCCGCGACCAAGCGGGCGATGAAGGAAGCCTTTGAGGCGGGCGAGACTGACAAGTTCCTGGACTATCAGGAGCAGCTTCAGCGTCTCGTAAACGAACACGAGCGCTATGCGAACTACAAGCCCGTTCAGGTCCCCGAACCTGTCTATGAGATTCCGAAGCCCCGCCCTCAACCGGACACGAAGGTTGTGGAGTGGGCGAACAAGAATCCCTGGTTCGAGGGGCAGAACGAGCTTGAGAAGGAGATGACGGGTTACGCTTACGCGGTCAGCGACATGCTGATCCGCGATCAGAAGATCGATCCCCGCAGCGATAAGTACTTTGAGGAACTCGACAAGCGCATTGGGCGTCGGTTCCCAGAGTACTTCCAGAAGCCTGAGTCGGCAATTGACGCGACGACGAAGGCTAATTCGGTAGTGGCTCCGGCAACTCGGACAGCTAAGACTACCCGCACAGTGCGTCTAACCTCCACTCAGGTGTCCGTCGCACGGCGTCTGGGTCTATCTCCTGAGCAGTACTACGCTGCCTACCTCAAGGAATATGGCCGTGGCTGATCGTACCCCACGCGACCTGGAGACGCGCGAGCAGCAGGCTCGCCCTACTTCTTGGCGCCCTCCGTCCTTGCTGCCCGACCCCAAGCCGGAGCCGGGATATGTCTTCCGCTGGGTCCGCACGAGCATGATGAATGCTGCGGACAACACCAATGTCAGCAAGCAGCTTCGAGAGGGTTACGTCCCGGTGCGCGCCGACGACCACCCCGAACTGATGATGGCAGCCGATCCCAATAGTCGCTTCAAGGGCAACATTGAGGTCGGGGGACTCCTTCTCTGCAAGATTCCGGAGGAGGTCGCGCGTCAGCGTGACGCCTACTACCGGAATATGGCGCATCAGCAGATGGAGAGCGTGGACAACAACCTTATGCGCGAGAGTGATCCTCGCATGCCCGTCCTCCGTCCGGAGCGGTCATCGAAGACCACGTTTGGCCGTGGCCCCAGGGACTAGTCTCTTGGGCTGCAATCCCTCAATCCCAGAAGGAAGGTAACGGAAAGTGGCTTCGACCTCTTCCCCGTATGGGCTTCGGCCCATCAACCTGCTGGGTGGTCAGGCGTTTGCTGGTTCGACTCGCCTTTACGCGATTCCTGCCAGCTACGCTGTGAGCATCCAGTTCGGTGATCCGGTGATCATCACGAACACCGGCTCGACCCGTGGCTATCTGGCTCGCTTCAACGCGACCACGACTGCCACGACCATCACCTCGACGGGTGGTGGCTTTGGCTTCGTTGGCGTGTTTGTGGGCTGCACGTTCACGGACCCGACGTACGGCAAGGTGTTCCGTCAGAACTACACGGCTGGCAACACGGCTACCGACATCCAGGCTTACGTCGTGGATGACCCGGACGCTCTGTTCCAGGTGCAGGCTGACGACACGCTCGGCCAGACGGCTCTGGGCTGCAATGCGGCTCTGATCCAGACGGTTGCTGGCAACAGCGGCGCGAACATCAACTCTGGTGTTGGCCTCGATGCCTCCAGCATCGCGACGACCGCCACTCTGCCGGTTCGTATTGTTGACTTCGTCAACAGCACGACCAGCCAGATTGGTGATGCGTTCACCGATGTGATCGTGCGAATCAACACGCACTTCCACCGCACTGGCAACACCGGCTCTGCCGGTACTGCCGCGTCGTAAAGGAGGCTGTGACCTATGGCTATTAGTCGCGCACAGCTTCTCAAGGAACTGCTTCCGGGTCTGAACGCCCTGTTCGGCCTGGAGTACAAGCGGTACGCTGAGGAGCATAAGGAGATCTACGAGACTGAGAACTCGGAGCGCTCCTTTGAAGAGGAAGTGAAGCTCTCGGGCTTCGCGGCTGCCCCCGTCAAGAACGAAGGCGCTGCGATTGCGTATGACAACGGCCAGGAAGCCTGGACCGCGCGTTATACGCACGAGACCATCGCTTACGGGTTCTCCATCACCGAAGAGGCGATGGAAGACAACCTGTATGACAGCCTGTCGGCTCGCTACACCAAGGCGCTCGCGCGCTCGATGGCGTACACGAAGCAGATCAAGGCTGCCTTCCCGCTGAACAACGGCTTCACCAGCTACCAGTCTGGTGACGGCGTGACGCTGTTCAGCACCCAGCACCCGCTGGTGTCTGGTGGCTACAACAGCAACCGCCCGGCCACGCCGGTTGACCTGAATGAGACCAGCCTTGAGGCTGCGGTCATTCAGATCGCCGCTTGGACGGACGAGCGCAGCCTGCTGATCGCGGCCCGCCCGCGCAAGCTGATTGTGCCGCCCGCCCTGATGTTCGTTGCCACCCGCCTGCTTGAGACCGAACTCCGCGTCTCGACCACGGACAACGACATCAACGCGCTGAAGTCCAACGGGTCGATCCCCGAGGGCTACACGGTCAACCACTTCCTGACCGACCCGAATGCGTGGTTCCTCACCACCGATATGCCCAACGGCCTGAAGCACTTTGTGCGTACCCCGCTTTCGACGTCTATGGATGGCGACTTCGATACGGGTAATGCGCGCTATAAGGCGCGTGAAAGGTACTCTTTTGGCGTGTCGGATCCTCTTGGTATCTATGGATCTCCGGGTTCGACCTAAAGTGTACCTATAGATACAGGGAGCTTCGGCTCCCTGTATTTAGCAAGAGGCTTCTTGTTCTTGAGTTTTCAGGGGCAAGGGTCTAAAAAGACGAAGCCCGGACGGCGTTGGAGCGCTGTCCGGGCTTCTGACCAAATGAACCTTCGCGCAGGATCAACTGGCTATGAGCAAGATATGCTCCGTCGAAGGCTGCGGCAAGCCTTCTACCAAGCGCTCTTACTGCAACATGCACTTCCTTAGATGGAAGCGGCATGGCGATCCACTCGCCACCATGAGGCGCACCGAAGCCAACTTTTGCGGTAAGAAGGAGTGCCCCGCCGCCAAGAAGGTTTGGGCGCACGTTCACTACATCCAGAACTCCGATGCCTATAAGGCCAAGAGTGCGCGTTGGCGCCAAGAGAACCCGGAACGCTACGCTGAGCGCAATGCGGCCTACTTCTCCAGGGATGACGTGAAGCGCCGTATGCGCGAGACGACCCGCAAGTGGGTGGCCGCAAACCCAGAGCGCAAGCGGGAGATGGACCTAGAGTTCAAAGCCAAGAACCCGGCCAAGGTCACCAGCTACAAGGCGCGTTACCGCGCAGCCCGGCGGCAGGCCACGCCGCCCTGGCTGACCGATACGCAGATTGCCCAGATCGAAGAGGTGTACGAAGAGGCTCGTCGGTTAAGCCGGGAAACTGGCGTCCCGCATGAGGTGGACCACATTGTCCCGCTGGCTGGGAAGGTTGTGTCTGGGCTGCACGTTCCCTGGAACTTGAGGGCGATACCCAAGGTTGCGAACAACCGGCGGCCAAGGATTTACTGCGATGAGGAAGGCCGGTTTGCTGGGGACATTTCACTTGATGCTGGGGCAGAAGAGTGGGCATAGTCTGTCTGGTTCCGGGTTAACCCGGCTCTACTGACTGTCCCGGCAGACGCGCACGAAGACAGTAGAGCCTTAGATCGTGCGAGAAGAGCTATGGCTTTTTCGACAATGTCTGGTCCGCTGCGTTGCGGCCCCATCCGTGAAGGCGCCGCGCGCAACACGGGTCTCGTCGTCCTGACCCAGTCCTATGACACGGGCGTTGTGACGGCTGGCGTTGGCAACGTGGACGCTGCGCTTGGCATTCTGCCCCAGGGTTCGCAGATCGTTGACATCACCGTTGATCAGGTTGTGGTGCCGGGTGGCTCCTCGACCTCGACCGTGTCGGTCGGTAACGCCTCTGGCGGCGCTCAGCTTATGGCTGCGGTTGCGACGACGGCGGGTGGCCGCTTCCGTGGCACCACGACTGCGGCGACGCAGCTTGCTTGGCAGACCTCGACCACCGCCGACACGCCTGTCTTTGTCCGCTACGCGGTGGGCACTGAGGCTGGCGTGGGCCGCGCCATCGTGACCGTGAGCTACGTCCAGCGCGCTCCGAACGGTGCCCAGAATCCCGCTTCTGCCTAATCGGTAAGGGGAGTTCTGCGCCATGCAGACGGATATCCTTGCCAGTGCTGTGACGATCAGCACTGGCGTGGTCAATGACCAAGCCGGTCAGGCCATTCGCCGCTCGCGCATCAAGGGGGTGTACATCATCCCCGATGCTGGCGCGGGCAGCGTTGTCCTTCGGGATGGCGGCGCTTCTGGTGCTGTGCGGGCTACCATCAACACGATGGCGAGTCAGACCAGCCCCACCTACGTCCTGCTCCCCGGAGAGGGCATTCTGGTCCAGAGCGGGATCCACGCCACCATCACGGACGTAGTCTCGGTGGTGGTCTTCTATGGCTAAGACCCCAGCATGGCAGCGCTCTGAGGGGAAGAACCCGAAGGGCGGTCTAAATGCGAAGGGTCGGGCGTCGTACAATCGGGCCAACCCAGGGAAACCTGGGTTGAAGCCTCCTCAACCTGAGGGCGGCCCTCGTAGAGACAGCTTCTGTGCCCGCATGAAGGGCATGAAGAAGAAGCTCACGTCGGCCAAGACGGCAAACGACCCTAATAGCCGGATCAACAAGAGCCTGCGGGCATGGAATTGCTAGCATGAGCGATACCCACGACGCCGCCAAGCACGTTGTTGATGCCCTCTCTATAGGGACTGTGGTGGCGACCTTGACTGGCGTTCTACCTAGCATCGCGGCCATCTTCACCATCCTGTGGACAGCCATCCGGATCTACGAGACGGAGACTGTCCAGAAGGTGTTGGGGAAGAAGCCTGCGGCCAAAGACTCGGCTGAGTAGGTGGTTGTCTCGTGGAACTCCCCAAGATCACGCCCGTGATCCAGCTTGCTACGGCCACGTTCGCTCTGGCCGTTGGCGGCTACACGGCTGGGGAGAAGTTTGGCTGGTTTCGGAACGAGATCATCACCTGGACTCCGGAGCATTTCCGGATTGCAGACAGCAAGATCGGCGAGCCCATCACGGTGACGGTCGCCCGCATCAAGCGGCGAGATGACTGCTCCGTCGAGGGCTTCAACGTCACGGTTCGTGATGGGGCAGGAATCGTTCACGAGGCCACGCCCAACAACACCCGCTTCTCTGGTCCCGCCGGGCCGGAGATTGACACCTTCACCTACTACCTGATGATCTCTGACCGGCAGACTGTTGCTCCTGGCCGGGCCACTCTGATGGCGAACATTAGGTACAAGTGCCCGGAGGGGGAGCGCACAGTCTCCTACCCGCGCCACCAGAATCTGACCTTTAGGCTGGAGCGGTAGGATGGAAACGCTCCTTAACCTCGTCCGCACCGTCGCTCCGTCTATAGCCACCGCCGTTGGCGGGCCGCTGGCTGGCATGGCTACTCGCGCCATCTCCGAGGCGCTGCTGGGCAAGCCTGACGGCACGGAAGACGAGTTGATCGAGGCGGGCAAGAACGTCACGCCTGAGCAGCTTCTTGCCCTGAAGCAGGCTGAGCAGGACTTCGTTGTCCGGATGCGTGAGCTAGACGTGGACCTGGAGCGGATCAGCAACCAGGACCGGGATTCTGCCCGCAATCGTGAGATCCAACTCAAGGACATCACGCCCAAGGTTCTGGCAGCCATCATCACGCTGGGTTACTTCGGCGTTCTTTTCTGGATGTTGAACCACGGCCTGCCCAACAATGGTGGGTCTGAGGCCATGTTGGTCATGTTGGGGACTCTAGGAACGGCATGGGGTGGCGTAGTCGCCTACTACTTCGGATCCTCCGCAGGGAGCCGAGACAAGAACGACACCATCAGCAAGATGATGAAGCGATGAAGGACAACTTCGAGCGCTGTCTAAAGTTTGTCCTCCACCACGAGGGCGGTTGGGCTGACCATCCCAAGGATCCGGGTGGCGCGACCATGAAGGGCGTGACCCTGGCGGTCTATGAGCAGTACCTTGGCCGGAAGGCAAGCAAGGAAGAGCTTCGCGCCATTCCAGACGCGCACATCGAGGATTTGTACAGGGATCTGTACTGGAACCGTTCCCGCTGCGACCGCTGGGCGCCGGGCGTGGATCTGTCTGTATTCGACCTTGCCGTGAATGGCGGGCCGGGCCGGGCCATCCGCATGCTTCAGCGTTGCGTTGGGGCAGTAGAGGATGGGGTCATTGGCCCCAAGACCGAGGCTGCCGTCATGGCAATGCCCGCCAAGGATCTGATTATTCGCTTCGCTGAAGAGCGTCGTGAGTTCTATAAAGGTCTCAAGACCTTTGATACTTTCGGTCGCGGTTGGCTTCGCCGGACTGACGAGTGTGAACAGGAAGCCATCAAGATGGCAGGAGGCCAATAGCTATGATGTCGAAGAAGCCGAAGATGCCGAAGGCCGGTGACGGCATGAAGGATGCGATGGCGATGCCGCGCTTTGGCGCGCGTGCGATGCGTCCGGGCGGTATGGCGAAGGGCGGCAAGATCCACGCTGACGAGGCGATGGACCGCAAGCTCATCCGCAAGGAAATTGCTCGCGCCGAGAAGATGGAAGAAAAGTCCGAGAAGGGCATGAAGAAGGGTGGCGGCGTCAAGAAGATGGCGCTTGGCGGCATGCTGGGCAAAATGCCGACTCAGCCTCAAACGCAAAGCCAGCTTCGTGGCGGCCCAACGCAGTCTTCTATGCAGGCCCAGGCTCGTGGCGGCGCAGGCGCTCTTGGTGGTTTCCGTGGACCCAACCTGACCCTTCCGCCCGCTTCTGCTGCTGGCAAGCCAAGCGCTCCCTCTGCCGAAATGGAGCGTGGCGCATCTCAGATGCGGATGGACACTCTTGCCGCGGCCATGCGTGGCGACATGAAGAGGGACGCACAGCAAACTGGCCCCCGCCCGATGCCCGCTCCGGCTCTTGGCGGCAAAGCTGGCCTGGGTTCTGCCCCCGGCGCTCGTCCGTCGCAGCCTGCTGTTAGCATGGGCGGCCTTGGCCCGCGCGGCCCCGTCTCTTCTGTTAACACAACCACGCAGCGCGATATGATGGGGCGCCGTCCCATGAAGAAGGGCGGCTATGTGAAGATGGCTCGCGGTGGCGGGATTGAGACCAAGGGCAAGACAAAGGGGAAGTTCATCTGATGTCGGGAACCATGAGTGTCCCCCTTAACCTCGATGTGAATGTCACGCCGAAGGTTGAGGGGCAGCAGCCGACCCAGACTGGTGTGGTCTCCCCTGCTGACATGCGAAACACCTACAAGCCCGGCATGAAGAAGGGCGGCGTGGTCAAGAAGATGGCGAAGGGCGGGGCCGTTAAGTCCTCTGCCAGTGGCCGCGCTGATGGTTGCGCTGCTCGCGGCAAAACCAAAGGACGCTTTGTCTGATGGACCGTCGTCGCCAGCAGCCGCGCGGTGAAGGCCCGGTCATGCGCGAAGAGGACATCTCTATCGCGCCTGACTACGGTCGCATCTACGGCGAAGGTCTCCGCAATGCGGCAAACCCTTATCGCCCAGGCGATCTCGCGCCCACGACGCTGGAGATGCAGCGTGAGCGTGAGAACAACGCTTTCGGTGATGCGGTTCGCCGGTATCGAGCGTTCCCGCAGCGCATGAAGAAGGGCGGCGTGGTTCGTGGCGACGGCTGCGCCATTCGTGGCAAAACCAAAGGGAAGTTTGTGTGATGGCGGAAGATCGTCGTAGCTCGATTGGGAACGAGGCGGTCGGCGCCCGTCTTGGCCGTCTATTCCAGCGCA